CTAAAGCACCCGAGGATATGACCCCCGAGCAAGCGGCCCGCCAACTGGAAAAGGACCGCCTAGAGTTTAACAAGGCGCTATTGGTTGCCGTGTCAGGCGAGAATTAAGCCCCGATAGAAGCAAAAACGCCGCAAGACATAGGGATGGGTAGCCAAAGCCAAACACAGCATCCATCGGCGCTCTAATGCAATCCTAGAGGCTTCCTAAATTGGTTAAATAATAGGCAGATACCATAAATGGACGTTATCCAGAATATCCCAAACCTCCCGGCCTTTACACCTATTGCCCCACTTCGGGGGGGTAGTGCCTCGGATATGCTTGCCACGATTAGCCAGACTATTGGAGGCTTCAAACCCCCACAAACGACCCGGATCAGTAACGAGGAAGTTAAAATCCGCACCCGCGCCGCGATGGCCCGGAATATGAAATCAATCATGGACCTCCGAAACAAATGTTGGGACGAAACCGCCCTTATCTGTGGGGGTGGGCCGTCCCTAGCGGATACTGTGGGCACCCTCCGGAAGCTATACAACCGAGGCCATAAGATCATCTGCACAAACAAGACCTATGATTGTCTCGTAAAGCGCAATTTTAAGCCTTACGCCGTGGTTTTATTGGACCCTATGCCGCATGTTTCCCAATATGTTAAATTGGCCACCCCCCAAACCAAGGTCTTGATTGCCGGTCAATGCCATGAGCAAACCTTCAACGCCCTGTCCCATGCCGATTGCTACCTGTGGCACGCTGACGCCAGCGACCCGAATTTTGTTACCGACGACGAAATAGTCCCCGGCCACCTCTTGCGGGATGAATACCCCACCCGGGCTTGGCGCGTTTTAGCTGGCGGAAATACCGGGGGCCTTCGGTCGATCTTTATCGCCCAATTCCTAGGCTTCAAATCAACCCACCTATTCGGCTTTGATAGCAGCATGAGGGAGGGCAAGCTTTACGCCTATGACAAAGCCCACCCCGCCGATGCGGACGAGGGAACCGCCACCCTCCGTATTAACGGCCATGAAGTCTCATTCTACAGTAACGAACATATGACCCGCCAAGTCGAACTATTCGAGGGTGTTCTCAAACATATCGAGGACTGGAACACTAAGGGGTTGTGGAACCCGATAGATTTTCCTATCGTACACGGTGACGGAATGTTACCATCATTAGCTGCGGGCTATGGCCTACACGCCGACCCCGAGATGAACGCTAAATGGGCAAGGAAAACACCCGATGAAAAAGACCAAGAAGCGCGGTAAAGGCAAAGGCTGTTAGCCGCAGAAACATAGTTTCCTATCAATTTGTTAATCATTAAAATATGGCCAAGACGAAAACCAAACCACCCGGAAGGCCAAAGGGCGCTCAAAACCGCCTGACAAAGACGGCGAAAGAGGCCATTGAGTTTGCTGCCTCAAAGCTAGGTGGAGGCGCTCGCCTGTTTGAATGGGCGCAAGAGGACAGCGAGAACGAACGGGCCTTCTGGACAAGCATCTACCCCAAACTTTTGCCCCTCCAAGTCAGCGGCCCTGACGGCGGCGCGGTCCAGGTTGACGGCAAGTGGGTTGTCGAATTTGTAAATGCCACGCCTAAAGGTTAACCGTAAGCTAGAACCGTTCCTCACCAAGCCCAAGCCGATCAAGGTTGCTATCGGTGGCCGTGGTTCTGGTAAATCCATCGGCTTCGGTGACATATTCACCATGAAGATGGCGACCGAACAGGCGGACATTTACTGCCTTCGGGAGTTCCAAGAGAGCGTCATTGATTCAGTCCATCGAGTGTTTGTGGATAGCATCGAGGACCGGCTTAAGCTGACGGGATGGACGGTCGAGGAAAAGCGGGTTAAAGCCCCGAACGGCGCGCGGACTGTTTACCGTGGGGCTTCACGCAACCCAGACAGCATCCAATCGGCCCAAGGTTATAAATACTCGTGGTTTGAAGAAGCGCACCGCGCGTCAAAGACCAGCTTAGACAAGCTATTGCCCACCATCATCCGAAACCCTGGGGCTGAGTGCTGGTTTAGCGCCAACCCTCAGAGCAGTTCGGACCCGTTTAGCCAGCGGTTTATCGTCCCGTACCTCAACCAGATAAACACTCAAGGCTATTACGAGGACGACCTTCACCTGATTATCAAGGTGAACTGGCGGGACAACCCGTGGTGGAATGACGAGCAAGAGAAGCTGCGCCAATGGGACTACGACAACCGCCCCCGCACCGAATACGACTGGATATGGGAAGGGGCCTTTAACGATAGCGTTGACGGCTCGATCATCAAGCCTGAATGGTTTGACGCGGCTATTGACGCCCACCTCCTAGACGAGCGCACAAAGGGGCTATTTAAACCCCACGGCCCTGTGATTGTGGCGCATGACCCCTTCGATGACGGCGAGGACGCGGGCGGTTTAGCCGTTCGGCACGGGTCGATTATCCAGCACGTATCCTCCAAGCATCAGGGCGTTATTGATGAGGTGTGCGATTGGGCCACCGGCCACGCGCGGAAGCATGACGCCGACTGGTTTATATGGGACGGTGACGGCATGGGGACCGGCCTTAAGCGGCAAATTGCCCTAGCCTTTGACGGCACCCGAACCCGCTACCAGATGTTTCGGGGCAGTCTCTCGGGATCAGCCCAGGACAACGCCGCCGCAATTTACCAACCCACCAAGGGCGACCAGAAGCCCAAGACCTACGCCGACACGTTCAAGAACAACCGCGCGCAGTACTACATCGCCTTGGCCAATCGGTTTAAGGCGACCTATGACTTTGTGGCGAAAGGCAAGTACGCCGACCCGGCAGAAATGATTAGCTTAAATTCTGAGGGAATTGATGATATGGTGGGCCTACGGTCTGAAATGTGCCGCATCCCGCGTAAGCCGGACGGCAATGGTCTTGAGCAGATAATGTCCAAGATCGACATGAAAAAGACCGGCATCAAATCCCCGAATATGTCCGACGCCGTGATGATGAGCATGTTTGTCCCGCCATCCTCAACGGACTTTAAGCCGATTGATTTTGATGGATGGCGCTAATGCCTAAATACTCCGACCACGCAGAAGTCTTAAAGCTACTGACCGAGGCGCAAGAGGCGGACACAGACAACCGCGAGCGCGCACTAGAGGCCCAGTGGTTTATTGAAAAGACAGACGGCCAATGGGAGCCGTCCTGGTGGAACGAGAACAACGGCAAGCCCCGATACACTTTCGACATGACCTCCCCGATTGTGGATCAAATCGCCGGGGAGATTGAGCAAGCGGACTTTGACATTAAGATCAAGCCCGCAGACGGTGACGCGACAAAGGAAAACGCCAAAATCCTCGACGGGATTGTGCGGAACATTGAGAACATATCAGCGGCTTCTGACATTTACAGCCACGCCGCGCGTAACATGGTGGCGACAGGTATCGACGGCTGGCGCGTGGTCCAAGAGTTTGTGGACGCCGACAGCTTTGAACAAGACCTGATGATTAAGCCAATCTATAACTTCTCCGAGCGCGTGTGGTTTGACGTAGGTTCACAGCGCCGCGACCGTTCGGACAGCAAGTATGGCTTTGTACTCTCTGCCATCCCTACCGATGAATACGAAGAACGCTTCCCCAAGGGGTCAAAGCAAGGCGTATCAACTGACCGCACGAAGTCCGGCTATTACCAGAAGGCTTCGACCATCGTTATCGGGCAGATTTACTACCTTAAGACCGAGGACCGCGAACTAGCCCTGATGAGCAACGGGCAGGTGATTGAACTCAGCGACGACACCAAGAGTATCTTGGATGAGTTGGCGCTTCAGGGTGTAACCGTAGTCAAGTCCCGCACCCGACCACGCCATGTATTCTACAGCCGGTTGTTTGACGGCGGTGGGTGGTTGAAGGAAGAACAAGAAACCGTATTCTCCCAAATCCCTGTTGTCCCGATCTATGGCAACTTCAAGGTTATCGAGGACAAGACCGTCTACCGTGGCGTTGTTCAAAAGCTGATGGACCCTCAGCGGGTGATGAACTACGCAATGTCGCGTGAGATTGAGGAAGGCGCATTAGCCCCTCGCGCTAAGTACTGGATGACGCCTAAGCAAGCGGCGGGCCATGAGGCGAAGCTTAAGACCCTCAACACCAATTCAGACCCGGTCCAATTTTACAACCCCGACCCCGAGAACCCAGGCCCCCCGCAACAGAACGGCGGTGCCCAAGTTAATCCCGGCCTTCGCACTATCTCCGAGGCCATGCGGCAGATCATGGGGCAAACGGCTGGCATGTTCGCAGCTAACATGGGCGATAACCCGGGCCTTCAATCCGGCGTGGCAATCCAGAAGCTTCAGGCCAAGGGCGACAATGGGACAATTAAGTATTTCAAAGCCGTAGAGATTGGCATCTGCCAGACGGCCCGGCTTCTCATCTCGAGCGTGCCGAAGGTGTACGACACGGCGCGCACCATGCGTATGTTAAGCCCTGACGGTTCTTCAGAAATGAAGATTGTCAACCAGATCGTGATTGATAACCAGACGGGCAAGCCTGTGGTTATGAACGACCTGTCTAAAGGGAAGTATGACGTAACCTGCTCCGCTGGCCCGGCCTTCCAAAGCCGCGCGCAAGAGACGGTTAACACGATTATCGAGATGGCGCAGTATGACCCCACAATCCTACAGGGCGGCGCGGATATTCTGTTTAACAACATGGACGCGCCCGGCATGGATGTTATTGCCGAGCGTAAGCGTCAGCAGTTGATTGCGGCGGGGGCCATTCCTCAAACGCAGATGACCGAGGAAGAACGGGCGATGATTGCCCAGGCTCAATCTCAGCCCAAACCTAAAGACCCGGCCACGCAGATTGCTGAGGCTGAAGCGTTGAAGGCCCAAGCTGAGGCGCAGATTGCACAGACCAAGGCGCAAGTTGCCAAGACTGAGGCGGCGGTTTCGGCTATCGAACTGCAACAGGCGCAAGAGAAAATCAAACTGTCCGACAAGAAACAATCGGACGAGAACGTGCAGAAGATGATGGACCGCGACCACGAGACGATGTTGGCGGAAATGAGGGCCTTAGCTGAATACCGCAAAGCCGTGACCATCGAAGCTATGAAGATGCAGCAAGCCGCCCCGGCACCCGTTGAGCCTCAAGTTGACGTAGAGGCGCTGGTAGGGATGCTGGCCCAAGAGATACGCGGCGTGTCCCAAGCCATGAGTATGCCGCGCGTTGCGGTTTATGATGACAACGGTAACATTGTGGCGGGTGTTCCGTCACCGACTTTACAGTAGAATGAGGAACCTATGACCACTTCGACAGTAACGGCTAACAACATCTTGAACCTGTACCTCCGCGCCACAGCTATTGCCAACATCGCGGACAACGCAGCGGGTTCGCCAACGACGAACGTCTATGTAGCCCAAGCTACGTCATCCTATGTCGCTGGCGATAACCAGTCTGCCGACGAGGCATCATGGACGGGCGGCGGCGGTGGATACGCTCGCATCGCGGTCCCGCGCTCGACGGCGGGTGGTGCGTTCGCGGCGGCGTCAGGTGGCGCTACATCAAACCAAGCCGATATCGACTGGGACACCTCCACCTCGTCTCAAACCGTGGTGGCTGTATCGGTGGGCAAAAGTTCATCCGGTGCGACTGACTACTTCTGGGCTGGTGACTTGTCGGCCCCGATTAGCATTTCGTCTGGCGTGCAGCCGCGCTTTGCGATTGGCGCACTAACCATCACGATTACCTAACATGGGGTTCTATGTGGACAAGCGCAGCCTGTATTCGTGCGGCGAGATTGTTGATGGCCACGAGTGCGGAGCGAAGGTTACTATCAGCGGCCACGATGCTGATGGCGACCCCGTATTTGTTCGGGAGTGCGACCACACCGGCAAGATTTACGCCAACGTCGCGGCGCGCTGCAAAGCCCACGGCGGCATGATTTCTAACGCCGAACATTTTGTTAAACATACTGTTGTCGCAAAGCTACTTTCAAAGTTGCTCGGGCGCTCAGTTGTATGGCAATAATTAGGCGCACATGCTTGATCTGCGGGCTTATTACCCGGTGTGACGAGAGCGACCCGGATCATATTGCGTGCGTCCATAAGCAAGGCCCGTTTGAGGAAATAAACGAGGACGAGGAAGCGGCCACACCGCCTCCCGAAAACAATGAGAATTAGCGACCTAGTTTCATCCTACGCTGCGGGTCAAAACTCGCTGGCGCTATGGCGCAAGAACCCGACGCAGACGACCGCGACGAGCATTTGGTTTGACCTGAGTATGTCCCCCGGAACCCCTGCGCCGAACTACTATATCGGGACGCCATACACCGCCACGGCATTAACAAGGTCCAGTGATGGCGGGTTTAATCACGGCCCGAACGTCTCGCCCTCTACCAAGTATTTTCACAAGTTTATGGCGATGACGCAGACGGCGACCGCAGTTCCGCTGCCCTTGATCGTCATGGATTATCTGATGTTCTACCCGTTCATTGAGCAATCAGACGGGACTGCCGCGATGACGAACGTCGTCACCCTGCCACGCTATCCGACAGGCGCAGGGGTCCAGATTATGCCGGTCCTGACGAACGCGCACGTTGGCGGAACGTCATTCTCGTTCACCTATACAAACAGCGCGGGCGTTGCGGGGCGAACGACTGGAACCGTCACAGCCAACACGCAGACGGTAGCCGGAACGCTTATCAACACGAGCGCGGCGACATTGGCGGGCCGTGGGCCTTTCGTGCCGCTTCAAGCTGGTGATAGTGGTGTGCGGTCTATCGAGAGCGTAACCATCACAGGGTCAGACATTGGCCTATTTGCCGCTGTATTGGTGAAGCCCCTACTCACTACAATGATTTATGACATAACCGCCCCGGTCGAGACGGACTTGATAATCGACAAAAACATTGTCCCTACCATCGTTGATGACGCCTTCCTTTCGGCCATTTGTCTGCCGTCTGGGACTGTGGCGTCGTCTGCGATTATGGGCGAAATATCAACATTTTGGAGTTAAGACATGGCTGGCTTTACCTCGCAAGACGACCTGATTAACCAGATCAGCACCAACGGAAAATTCTGGCGTGCGGACTGGAACAAGCAAACCGCCACGGCGGGAACTGTTGTGGTCAATACGTGGTCTTGCTTGGCTGGTGGCGCGGGTAATCCTCCTGCTAATACCGCGCTAGGCTCTGGCACGACGATGGTCTGGAAGCCCATGTACGACCGTTCCGCGACGGGCGGTGGCATCTGGCACGGCGGCGATGTCGGGGCGTCGGCTACGGATTATAAGTGCATCTTGAACGCTTCGGCCTTCTCGGCGGCGGCTACCACGATGCCCTCGGTGTTTATGTTGGTTGACCTTCTGGCCTACGCCACGATGGCGAACGCTACAATTAACTCGACCGGCACAAAGACCTTTGCCCAGTTTGAAAACGTGACGTTCTCGAACGACGCGGGCAACTTGCTGATGACTACCACGACCGATTGGGACACCTTCACGGCGTTTCAGGTAACGGGTGCCGGTACGCGCCCGACCGGCATTGCGAACACCACGACCTACTGGACGATCCGCCAGAGTTCCACGACTTCGCGCATTGCGACGAGCCTGACAAACGCTGTCGCTGGATCGGCCATCCCGTATACTGACAGCGGTGTTGCAGTTAATACCTTCAACTTCCGCTGGCCGCGCTATACCTCGGGTGCTGGTGTGCAGATGACAATGGCGGTTTCGACGGCTGGATCGGCGGGCACGACGACCTTCCGCCCCACCTACACGAACAGCGCCGGGACAGGCTCGCGTCAGACGCCGACATCACCGGCGTTGCCCTTAAATAATGCCACCGCCCCCCTGTTGCAAGTTCCGTTCTCTGGGACAGGTTCGGGCAAGTTCGGCCCACAAATCCCCCTCCAAGGCGCTGACGCCGGGGTGCAGTCCATCCAAGACGTGATCCTCGCGTCCTCGGGTGTGACGGCGGGCGTTTACAACATGATCGCCTATAAGCCCCTCATCACCCTGCCTATGACAACTATCGGCGTACCTGCGGAGCGTGAGTTTATCTCGCAGCTTCCGTCCATGCCGAGAGTGTATGACGGCGCGTGCCTTGTTTGGCTGCACTACAACGGTGTTGCGACCATCCCGACCAACTCCAACTACAACGGCCACATTGAGTTCGGCTGGTCGTAATGGCGCTGATTGGTAACTATTCGGTTCTGAACAAAACTTGTGGGCGATGGCTCGCGGGCAACTCGACGGCGCACGCCTCGGGTGCGGGGACGAATACTGCCACTAAATCCTCCATTATGAAGTATTCCGACTGGCGCAAATTCAGCCAACAGGACAACTCAGGCGGCACGACTGTCGTTCTCGTTAAGACTGCCGCAAAGCCGCGTGGGTATTATCCGCCCGGTGCTTATGCCCTGCCGTCGAAAGCCGGGGAGATGGCTACCTGGATTGACGGCGGGAACACCGTCACGGCGTCCATGCTACTCGGCCTCTTGATGGAAGCCGACCTAACAGCCAACGGCGAGGCAAGCGGTACGGCTGGCCTCGTCATCAGCATGATTGCCAACCTGACGGCAAACGGCGCTCTGACGGGAACGGCGGCCCTACGTCTAAACATGCTGGCCGACCTTATCGCCAACGGCGACGTTGACGGCACCTTGACCGGCATCGCCAGCCTGACGGCGGCATTGTCGGGGAATGGTACGGCGGCAGAGTCCAGCTTGACCGGCATCGGGTTTATGTACGCCGACATATCGAGCGCGGGCGCGGCCCTTACTGCGGCTGCTGTGGCGGCTGCGGTGTGGGATGAAACCCTTGCAAGCCACAACAACCCAGGATCAACCGGCGAGGCTTTGGCTGCTGCCGGATCAGCGGGCGACCCCTGGATCACGACCTTACCCGGAACATACAGTTCCACACAGGCTGGCGGCATCCTCTACATCATCAAGCAAATCTTGAAGAACGCCCAAAAGACCGACCCAGCCACAGGGGTTATGACGGTCTATGCCGACGACGGCACCACGGTTCTATTCGAGGCAGATGTGTTTAATGATGCCTCTGGTACTCAACCTTATGACGGAACGGCGGGTATCAACCGCCGAGACGAGTTGACCTAAATGCTAGTTACACGCGGCCTTGGCGGTATATGGCCGGGTGCGGTAGTTGCTGGCCTTGGCAGTTATTCCGGCGTAATCCCCCCGGAACCGGCCCCCAGTGGCGGCGGTGGATCGAAGAAGCCGTGGCGCGTTGATTACCTAGAAGATTACCCAGGCTATTACAGGCCCGAACCGGCCCCGGTAGTCAAAAAGGCCCGCGCACCCCGTAAGGTTCCGCAAGGCCCCGCGCAAATTGTCACGCCCTGGGAATTGCTCGACAGCTTCGGGATTAAGCCCGAACAGGCCCCCGTCATTGCGCGCCCGTTGGTTCAAGAACCAGCCCCCAAGCCCATTACATCGAGGGCTGAAGCGTTGGCCATCATGGAACGGTTTAGGGCCAAGCGTCTCGCGGACGAGATGAGGCTCGCCGCTGAGATGGCTGAGGCTGAGAGATTGCGTCTGTTAAGGCAGCGCAACGCGGCGGCGTTCCTCCTGCTGATGTAGGTGCCACGTTTCACGCGAAACAATGTTGTATTTACGCAACAGTGTGGCCTAATAGTCACTGTGGTATTTTTGCTTGACCTTTTTGCAAATTTACCACACCGTGTCGGTACGCGCAGATGCGTGGCCTCCAAACCTTCAAAGGGCAAAAATTGAGCGAACAAGACACGCTGGCAGCGGATGACGCGGCGGATGACGTTGAAACCCTGGAAACAGGCACAGCAGAAACAGACGCAAGCACATCCGATAAGTCCGACACAGCGGCGGACGGTGGCAAAACTGCCACAACGGAACAAAAGGTCCAGTTTACCCCCGAGCAACAGGCCATTTTCGACAAGGTAATTGGCGAAAAGACCTTCAAAGCCCGGGAAGCCGAGCGAAAGTTTCAAGCAGCCGAGGAAAAGTTGCGAGAGATGGAGGCCCGACTTCCAAAGGAAAACAGGCCCGCAGTTCCGAAGCTTCCCGATCCCTACGACGCGGACTATGAGACGAAAATCGCGGAACGGGATCGAGCAATACAAGCGGCGGCGGCGTTCGACGCTAAACAGCAAGCTGCGAAAGAGCAGCGCGAAGCACTAGAGCGCCAGCGTTTTGAGGCTAAACAGGCGGACCTGTATAAAACCGCAGTTGCGTACAAAGAGCGTTCGGACAAGTTGGGCATCCCGGCCCCGGACCTACAGAACGCAGCCACGGCCCTGTCAAATTACGGTATCTCTGAGGATTTGACGCAGTTTCTCCTGAAGGACGACCAAGGCCCGCTGATGACGATGTATCTAGCGAAAAACCCTGGCGTTCTTGAACGGGTGACGAGCCTAAGCCCCATTGATGTGGGTGCTTATATCGCCTCCGAGATCAAGCCAAAACTCGCAGCCGTCAAATCCAGAACCCAGGCCCCCGACCCGGCTGATGTTCTTGATGGCGGTGGATCGCCAAGAAAGGACCGAGGCCCAAAGGGTGCCACCTTTGAATAGGACATAAGATGGCCAATAACTTTGACTCGAACTTCACCCGAAAACTTGCGCGCGTCTTTCTCGAAAAATTCGACAGTGACCGCGTTCTCTCCAAGAATGTTAACACGCAGCTTTTGACCGGCAAATTCGACCCATCGACGGGTACGGTTGTCGATTTCAAACGCCCGACTGATTATAAGTCGGTTCGCACTTCTAACGGCGATCTGACGTCTAACACCGCCTCGGATATCATCACCGGCAAAGCCTCCGGGACGGTGCAAAACTACTTCTCGGTACACGTTAACTACGACGAAGCCGACGAAGCCCTTAAGATGGACCAGTTGGACCAGCTTTTGGCTCCGATGGCCACCCGCATTAAGACCGACCTTGAACTCGACTTCGCTGCCTTCATGATGAAGAACAGCAACCTTGTTTACGGCTCGATTGGTACGGGCGTCACGACTTGGGATCAGATTGCGGGCGCTGGCGCGCTCATGCAGTCTGTGGGCGTGCCGATGGATATGCCGTGGTGCTACGCGGTAAACCCGTTCACGCAGCGCAGCCTCGCCTCTAACCAACGCTCGCTCGGCGGTGGTTCGGACAAGACCGTTGATAACGCTAACCAGCGCGCGACCATCACCCGTAACTTTGCGGGCTTCGATGTGATGACCGCGACCACGCTGGCCAGCTTTACCACTGGTTCGGGTGCCGACCGTGCCGGTACAGTCGCCACCAACCCGGATGTGACCTACGTCACGGCTAAAGACACCATGACCCAGAGTATCGCTATCACTGGGTTCCAGGCGAACTTGGCGATTGCGGCGGGTGAACCTGTCCGCATCACTGGGCGCAACCGTTTGAACCTCTCGACCCGTCAGCCTATTCTGGACGCGAGCGGCGCGGCGGTTATCTGGTCGGGTGTTGTGACAACTGGCGTGACCTTGAACGGTTCCGGTCAGGGCACGATTACGGTGGCCGGTCCCGCTATCTTTGAAAGCGGTGGCCAGTACAACACCACGGCAACGGCGGTTGTCTCGGGCGACGTTATCAGCCTGGGCGGCGCGGCTCTCACCACCATCCAGCCCAACCTGTTCTGGCATCCTCAGGCGTTCTCGATTGGCTCCGTGCCGATCAAGAAACTCTACTCGACGGATACGATTGCCACGACCGAGGACGGGTTGCAGTTCCGCGTGTCTAAGGGTACGGATTTCCTGGCGAACAAACAGATTGTCCGCTTCGACTTCCGCCCGGCCTATGCGTGCCTTAACCCGTTCTTTGCGGGCCAGGGTTACGGCGGCTAATGAAGGGGAGGGGGCTTCGGCCCCCTCTTACTTTCTCGTTTAATTCGATCAAGAGGGCATCATGGCCGACACGATTACTTGGGTGCGCCCAAGCGGTACTGAAATCACGACCAACGGTTCCCCCGATACGATTAAGGCGTGCGCGGAAATGGGCTGGAAACCGAAGGGCGCTGAAGTCGGCGTTGATGGTGGCGCTCCCGCTGCGCCGTCCGAACCCGCCCCGCGCCGTGGCAGACATCCCAAGAAAGATGAATAATGGCGACGGTCGCACAGGTCGCCAACGCGGCCCTTAAGCGCATTCTCGTCCAGGCGGCAGATGCTCCGCTTGAGGCTGACGAGTATCAGGACTTCATTTTTGCCCTGAACAACTACATGCTTGCGCTGGATGCTGAAGGCATCACGCTCGGTTTTACCGAAGTCAGCGACCTAGGCGACGAAGTAACCATCCCCACCGGGGCGTTGCGCGGCGTCATTGCAAACATGGCCATCGAGGTGGCCCCCGACTACAACGGGACCATCAGCCCCGCCCTTGTGACGGCTGCGGCTCAGGGCCTACAGGCCATGCGGATTATTGGGCAGACGATCAGCCCGACCTCTTATCCCTCCACATTGCCCATTGGCAGCGGGAACGAGGGTGCCAACACCTTCAATACCAGCCGTTTCTATGATGGCGCAAACGAGGCTGAGATTTTGGCAGAAACCACCGGGTCCATTAGCCTGGAAAGCAACACCGCAGAGGCTTCAACGCCATGACCATTGATTCCCAAGGCCGGAAAATATCGAACTTCCCCGCGCTTACGTCCATTCCAGACGGCGCGGTCCTTACGTTTGTCTCAGGCTCGACAAACTACAAAATCACGAAAGCCAACTTTCTCACGGCATTGGGTGTTACTGGGACACTGGTTGCGGCGGGTGCGGGTTCGGCCACCCCAGTCCTTCAGACGGCGGGATCGGTCTATACCATCCGAGGCTTAGAGGACGGGAACGGTATAGTTTGTAGTGTCTCCCCTGACAACGGGATCACGGTATCTACCAACTTTACGCAAGAGGGGTCATTTACCGGCCTCGTCAGCAGCTTTGCTGTTTCATCCCCGGTTTTTGCGTCACTTAAGTCTGGAACGGGTATTTCGGTCGCCAAAGCCTCAAACATCATCACCATCTCGGCAACCGGAGACCAGCCATTCGGCATTGTGACGATGCACGGCAATTCGACGGCTACCACTATTGCGGGCACCGCTACCCCGGTCATTGTCGCAGGGACTTGGACGGCGGGGGACACTGAAAACTTTAGCGCCTCTACTGGTGGCCGCTTAACCTACACAGGCGCAGAAACCGCGCGTTTTTCCATCAAAGCATCCATCACAATGTTAAGGGCTACAGGCTCGGGGAACGTGGATGTTTCTGCCTACCTGTATAAAAACGGGTCGGTTATCTCGGCGTCTCAGGTTACATCCACAACCAACCAAAATAATAAACACGCCGTTTGTTTGCCATATTCTCTCGAATTGGCGCAGAACGATTACATCGAATTGTATGTAGCAAACGACACAAACCCGGACGATCTAACAGTCACTAACGCAATTTTCATAGCGTCTCGATGACCGAAACCCCGCTTCCGTTTACCAATGGGTTCTATGTAAGCCGGTCCAAGCCCATATCGGCGCAGCAATGCTCGAACCTCTACGTTCAAGTAGTTGATAGCGGCATGTCTCCCGAGGTGCTTTTTGGCACGCCGGGCCTTACGCAATTGACGACAACGGGAGGCCGGAAGCACGCTAACCGTGGCTCGTATGTTATGGCCGGGGTGCCGTATTTCGTACAGGGTGGTTGGCTCTACAGGCTTGACCGCACCGTCAGCGGAACAACCGAGACTTGGGGCACAACCCTTTTGGGGAACATCTCGGGCACTGGCCGCGTGAGCATAGCCGACAACGGCACGCAATTGATGATCTTGGTGCCGGGTGGAACGGGCTATATCTACACCGTATCCGGGGGCCTTGTGGAAATAACGGACCCCGACTTTGACGCAAACGGAAACCCTCAATATGTGGTTTATATCGACGGGTATTTTGTATGCACGACAGACAGTAAGAAGTTTATAGCCTCTGCCCTGAACGACGGCTTGGATTGGAACGCGCTAGACTTCGGCTCCGCTGAGACTGACCCGGACGATATTGTCGCCCCCATCGTACACCGCAACCAATTGTATATTGGGGGCGCGCAGACTATCGAGGCTTTCCAGAATATCGGCGGCACAGACTTTCCATTCCAACGCGTTCAAGGTTTAGTGATGGACAGCGGGATCGACGCGCCTCTCTCGATTGTGAACGCCCACGGCACGTTCTATTGCATCGGCGGGGATGTAAACGAAAACCCCCAGGTCATGGCCTTCGACGGTTCCCAAATGGTCCCCATCTCGTCTGATGGCATTGACCTACTTTTGCAAGACCTGACCCCCGAGGAATTAAGCCAAGTCTATGGGTTCTCATATAGCGATGATGGCGCGCGGTTTGTGGGTTGGGTGCTGCCTGATACCTGTGTCGTGTATGAGCAGCGCAGCAAGAAATGGCATGAGCGCAAATCGCGCGTAACCACCATTGACGGCGTAATCAATTCACGCTGGCGTGTTCAATCCCTCGTGACGGCGTACAACCGGACCATCGTGGCGGACTACTTAGATGGCCGCATTGGTGAACTATCCCCCGACGCTTACACCGATTACGGCACCGAGATATTGCGCGATGTAAGCACTATGCCCTTTAGCAATAACTCCAAGCCCGTGTCGTTTCCTTGGCTAGAGTTGACCGTAGAAAGCGGGGTGGGCAACGCCACAGTCCCCGACCCTAAAATAACCATGACACGTTCGCTCGATGGCAAGACTTGGACCGCGCCGCGCATTCGGTCCATCGGTCGCCTAGGTGATTATACGCATAGGGTGATCTGGCGCAGGAACGGGCAAGCCCAACGGTTTGAGATTTTCCGCTTTCAAATGTCGGACCCGGTTAAGCCTGTGTTTATCAAGTTGGAGGCTGATGTTGTCGGATGATTATACCCCCGAACCAAGGCCAGCCAATAACGGACCTGAATGGCCGCATGGCGCAAGTATTCAGGACTTGGACGCAACAAGTCTCCCTGCTCTCGATCATCACCGGCTCGGGATCACCGGAGGGTGTAGTGAACGCCCCTCAGACCAGCCTATACATGAACACGGCGGGGACGGCGGGGTCCATTTTGTATATCAAGAGGGACACGGCTATCGGGGGCGATCCAACGCAAGGGTGGATACTGGTGTGATTGCTTCTCGCGTTTATGACGCGGGGGTGGTAAAATCAATCTTGTTAAGGCCCGAGATTGTTGCGACAATAGCCGAGGACGGCGCGGACGATTTCGAGCCTGACATGGAGCGCAACATTTGGCTCCTGATGAAGTCTGGTACTACCGAGGTGGGTATTTACCAGATTGAGCGCCTAAACAGCATCACGGCGCAAATCCATGCGAACGTGTTGCCCGAACACCGCAAGCCGCATTCCAAGGCCACCGGCAGGGCCGCACTCGCTTGGGTGCATGAGAACTTGCCTCAAATCCACAAGATTATCGCGGTTATCCCATCGCTATATCCCAACGTGCGCGATTTCACGCTGTCCTTTGGGTTTAAGTTGGAAGGGACTAACCGAGAGAGTTACCTGAAAAACGGCGCAATTCACGACCAGTGGATTTTAGGAATAACGCGCCCTGAGATTGGAAACGCATAATGGGTAGCTTTGTCAAAAGCATTTTTGGCGGGACGGATAAGTCGGCGCAAAAGGCGCAGATTGACGCCAATGCGCAGGACCGCGCGCTATTCAAGCAGCTTGCCGAACAGTCCTCTGGTGCGGCTCAATCCCTTTTTGGCGCTGCCGACCAGAACCGCAACACCTCATTACAGCAAGCCCTTAGTCTTTTGGGTGGGACAATCCCGCAGCAGTTAAGCCTACAGCAGCAAGGCAATGTTGGGGCGCAGGGCCAGCTTATTGGCGGGCTTCCGATGATCCAAGCCGCGCTGATGGGGCAACCTATGAATATGGGATCGCTTCGCCCAACGCAGCTTTCGTATAACGCGGACTTTGCCCGGCAGACGCTTCCGCAGTTTGCGAGCAGCGCACAAGCCTTGACGCCACCGGCCCAACCCCAACAGACCGACCTTTCGACGCTCTTGGCCCAAATCCAGGGTGGCTACCGTGGTTAGCATGCTCCCGATGGACGTTCAAAACATGCTCGCCGGTATGCCGCAGGGCGGTCAAATGCCCCTAGGAATGATGCCGACGCAACCGGCACAGATTGGCATGGGTCAGACGATGCCCGCGCAAACGCCTACTCCGATGGGTATGCAGTATGCCCAACCCCCGACCAATGCTCTGCCCCAGGGCATGATGACGCCACAGCCCCAAATGTCCGGTCCCCCCACTGGCCTTATCGGCTCAGAGATGGCCCTGCAGGGCGGCGCAGAAGCGGCCCTCGCTGGATTGATGGGCGGTTATGGTCAGGCGCAAAACGCCCTCACAGGCCCCGGAATGACGCCCCAGGCGGCATCTTACAATATGGGTGGGGTCCAGGGTGCTATCGGGCAGGGCGTTGGGCAGTTAAACCCATTCGCTCAACCCGGCGCGCAAGCCTTCAACCTACAGGCCGCGCTGTCTGGTGCGATGGGTCAGCCCGCGCAGCAACAGGCTTATGCGAATTTCCAAGAAAGCCCCGGACAGCAGTATTTACGCGAGCAATCCGAGAAATCCCTTCTCCGCAACCAAGCCGCTATCGGTGGTTTGGGTGGGGGTCGGGTCCGCATGGAATTGCAGCGACAGGCCCAAGGGCTTGCGGCGCAGGACTTCGACAATTCATTCAACCGCCTTGGGTCGCTATCTCAGGCCGGTCTTAGCGCGGCGCAGCAACAGTCTAACCTTTACGGCCAACAGGCGGGCATCGCCGGGAACCTTGAAGGCCAGCGCATGGGCGTCCAAGGCAATATCGACACTCAGGCGATGCAGAACGAGAACGCGCGTCGTTTGGCCCTTGCGAACATATCGTCACAGACCGGGGCGAACGTCGGCCTCCTGGGTCAGCAGACCGGGCAGGACTTGTCTAAGGGCCGTTTCCAGACCGGGCAAGACATTGCGGCGGCTACGGGCGGGACTATCAGCGCACTAGCAAACCTCGCTAATCAGCAGGGCACAGGGCTTGCTGAAACCATCGGCACGAGCGCGGGCAACCTTGCCAACATCCTCGCCGGGGCTGGTGCCCAACAGGGTCAGTCTCAGCAGAACTTGGCCACGATCCTTGCCAACATCGCATCTGGTCAAGGCTCGCAAGTCGGAAGCCTCCCGGGTATCCCGGGTATTCAGGAAACCCAAGGCATTCTTGGAAACATTGGCAAGGCGGCGACCGGCATCGCGGCTTTGTCGGCGTCTGACATCCGCCTTAAGGAAAACATCCAGCGCGTTGGCCAATCCGTTAATGGCATCCCGCTTTATGTTTGGGATTGGAACGAGGACGGGCGGCGCGTGACCGGCGAAACATCCGGCTTCGGCGTTATTGCGCAGGAAGTTAGAGAAACCCACCCCGAAGCGGTGATCGAGGGCGATGATGGGTGGCTTCGCGTGAATTATGGGGTTTTGAATGTCTGACCAAACCGTAAACCTCGCGGCGGCTCTCGGCGGCACGCCTCCTAAAAAAGACTGGAACCTCGCCATTCAACGCATGGGCGCGGGCTTCCAGGGCAACTTGTCAGAGTTCGACGCCAACCGATCCCGGACGCAGATGTTAGAACGCGAGGAAAAGCGCGCACTAAAGGCAGAGGAAAAAGCCCTATCTCAAGAACGCATGATCGCAATGGCGCAGGACGCCCAAACGGTGAGCGAGTTAGTAAAAAAGGGTTATACCCCGCAAGCCATTCAGTTTATCGACAACCGCCTTGGGTTTATTGAACAGCTTGGCGGCGATCCTTCGCACACACTTGAAATCCGTGACCTTCTCGCGAATGACAAAAAAGACGAGGCGTTACAGGAACTCGATGTATTTCTGACTAATAAGGAAATCCAAGGGCTGATTAAGCCTCTCGTAACCGAAGATGAGCGCATTAAGCGCGAAAAGCTGGACCTTGAGCGCCGCGTGTTCGAAATGCAGTACGGCGTGCCCGCGCCCGGTCGCGCGACTAGTGGCGGGCAAATGGCACAGGCCCCTACGGGTGCGCCTCAGGCTTCGGGCGGCGGTATGGGTGGCGGCATCCCCTCCGCTGGCGGCGGTTCATTCGGTGGGACCGAAGGCGCGAAACTCCGCATTGAGCAGCAAAAGGCCGCGATTGAACGGAAGAAAGCGGAGCGCGAACAAGCCGAGTTTGAAGCCAAGCAGCGCGACATTCCCGAGCAGTATTTGAAGCTTTACACAGAAAGCAGCGACGCCGAGCGAGCGGCTACGCAGCGGGCCGCTGAAATGACCCAACTAGCTGCGGATTTTGAAGTGTTGCCAGAATTGGAAGCTGGCGCGCGTGGAGCGCTTGACGAAGCGGCTAAGGGGTTCTTTGGCGAACAGGATTATATCACGGCGCTCCGCGAGCGTTTCCAAGCTACACGAAATTCTGTTGTGGTTCGCAATCTACCGCCCGGCGCAGCCTCCGACGCCGACATTGCTTTGGCGCTTGAGGGTGTGCCCGGTAAGACTGCCACCAAGGAGAACATCGCCAGCTTTCTGCGTGGTCAAGCCAAGATCGCGGCTCTTGACGCGGCTTACAACCGTTTCAAAGCCGGACATATCGAAGGCACTCGCTCTATTCGCGGTATCAACGAAGCTTGGCGAAAAGAGGCTGAAACAGTTTTCGAGGGTGTCAAAAAGGAAATCGACCGCCCAATTAATCGTTCGTACACGATTGAAGCCATCGACGCCGAACTTGCTAAACGGAAGGCTAAATAGTGTCTGACCTTTCCACTATGACAGATGCGGAATTGTTGGCGCTAAAGGCTCGTCTTGGCGGTGGTCCGGCGTCTCCACCGCAAGACCTGTCAGCTATGTCTGACGAACAACTGATCCAACTCCGCACGAAATTGCAGGGTGGTCCAGCGACGACCCCCGCCCGCCCCCCAAATCCCGGCATGTTGGATATTCTCGGCGCGGCCATCGAGGGCGAGGGAACCATGACCCCGCAAGGCGCTAAGGCTATGGCGCGCGGGACGGCTAAGGGCTTGGGGGATATTGGGCGCGGGTTCGGCGTTCTAGACCAGATGACCCCGGAGCAACGGGCGGAATTTGACGCTTTCGCGAAACAAAACCCCGAAGCCACTGTTGGCGAGATATTGGGGCAGGTTGCTCCGTTCTTGGTCCCTGCGGGTTTAGCTGCTAATATCGCCAGCTTGCCCGTTCGCGCGGCTGCTATGAGTGGTATCGGCGCGGTTGAGGGCTACACAGTAACAAGAGGTCAAGGTGGAACAAAAACACAATCAGCCATTGCAGGAGGCATTGGGGCCGGGGTTGGTGTGGGTTCTGAGGTTCTGCTCCCTGTTATTGGTCGCGTTGCTGGCACGGTTGCTCGCGAACTAGGTATTGGGTCGGGGATTGCACTCCTAACCCCCGATGGGTTCCCGACCGATCTGTTTCAGAAGGCTTTGGACAAGGCCGGGATTTCCTTTGCCGATATTCAAAACACAGCCCTCACTGAAATCAAAAAGCTAAAAGACCTGACAGACCCCGACCAAGCGGCGCGGCTTGCCCGCTTCCGTTCGGAAGGCATCGAACCCACAACGGGACAGGTGACGCAGGACTTCGGCCAACAGTCGCGTGAGGCTCGTTTGACGAGCATGGCGACCGGACCCGATGGCGAACCTTTGCGCCAAAGGTTTCTAGAACAGAGCCAACAATTCGAGAACAGCGTTACTGATCTTGTCGGCAAACTAGGCGTCCCAGGAGACGCAGGGGAAAAGATAAAAGCGGCCCTGATGGGGCGTGAGAAACTTTTGCGGCAAGAAAAAAACGCCCTTTACAAAAAGGTTTCGGAAGCGTCTCCGCAACTGTCAAACGCTCCCATTTTGACCGACAGTATTATAGCGGCTATCCCACAAGCGGCCACTCAACGCCGAGTTAAGCGTCTTGCGGGAACGCAGGGCGCGGCGCTTGATGATCTTTTAGTGGAGTTTGGGTTAAACCAGAAAAAGTCTGCTGTAGATGCTTACATAAAAGCAAACCCTGAAGCAGAAATAACCCCGTTGACATTGGGGAATTTTGAGGACTTTAGGCAAGCATTAAACCTTATTGAGCGCACAGACCAAACCGGCGCTATATCAAATCTAACAAAGCCGATTAAGGAGGCATTGGACGAGGAAGCCGCGTTAATTGATGACGCGGTTAAGCGTTCAGGGCTTAGTGACGAGGGGGTTTTGGACACCCTGCGCGAAGCGCGTAAACGCGTTCGAGAACTAAAAACAGACTTTTCTCCACAGTCGATTGTTGGGCGTCTCGTTGATGTTAAACGGGACGGCGTTACGCCCGTTATTGAGGCGTCTCAGGTGGCCAGTAACCTACTAGCCCCGGGAACTCCGATTGAAAACCTTCAACGGGTAGTAACCAATCTTTCTAAGAGTGGTGACCGTGGCGCTCAGGCCATGAAGGACTTGCAGGGCGCGGCCATCATGCAAGCCTTGGATAACGCACTTAAAGCCCCAAGCCGCAAGACCACAGGCGTCCAGACAATTAGCGGCAACCAATTCGCCAAGACCCTCGACACGTTGGGAGAGGACAAATTAGCCGTCCTTTTCCAAGGCAATGAGGGCGCTTTGAACCGCCTCAGAAACCTTCGCCAGATTGCCCTGGACTTGGAACCGGCAAGTGCTGCGACCCCGAAAGGTTCGGCCCCGATCATCTTGGATGCGTTGGCTCGGGTTGGTCGTCTGCCAGTCGTGGCCCCTGCGGTTGATGTGGTTAACTTTATCATCCGGGCCGGGGCTGATGATCGGGCGGTTAACAAAGCCCTACGCGGTCGCCCCGAACTGATGAAGCAAGCCCGGCTTATCGCGGACAATTACCCAAGCCTTGCGTCAGTCATTGGCTTGCCCGTCATTCTAAACAGGGACGAAGAAGATGCCCCGCAGCGTTAACCCCCGCCCGCAGTTTTTCGACAGTTCCGGCGATCCTCTCGTCTCGGGGCTGATGTATTTCTACGAACCCGGAACAACCACGTTCAAGACAACGTATTCAGATGTAAACCTGAGTACAGCCAACACTAACCCGGTTGTTCTTTCCGCTGATGGCCGTTTGCCTAGCGTGTTCTTTGACGGGACCGCCCGCCAAGTCTTACGCGAAGCCGATGGAACATTGATTTGGGACATTGACCCGGTAGGTGGGGACAACATCACCGGCCCGCTGTCTCAGTGGTCCCCGGATGTGACCTATGGCCTTTATAGCATTGTCATCACTTCAAACGGTAACTTGTGGCGCTCTTTAGCAGCGGCCAATACAGACAATGAACCATCCACCTCGCCTACATGGTGGGAACAGCTAGAGTTTCTTCGCATCTGGAATACCAACGTAACCTACGCCCTAAATGATACGGTTAAGGGTTCGGATGGTCTTTTCTACAAGTCATTAGCCAACGGCAACCTTGGCAACAACCCCACCGCAGACGCGGTAAACTGGGGGCCTCCGGTTGATATTCTGGTTTTGGGTCTTGCGGACGGTGGGGATAAGACAACCAACTTCACGGCGGCGGCTTCTACTCGTTACACCGTAAGCGGCACCGTAACCATGAAAACACCGGGGCCGACTTCGACCAGCCCCACGAAGGGGACTATTTTTGCCTTTGGTAAATACGGGACGGACGTTTTGACCGTCAATCTGGATGGCCTAAACTTTCAAGGGATTTCGACAAATCCCATCACGACGCGACCGGGATTTAATATGTGGCAATACACTGACGCCAACACAGGATGGGTGCAATTATGAGTTCATTTGACGGCGGTGGATATCCATACAATGCCGGGACGTTTAGCGGCGCAAACCGCGTCCATGTACCGTTTTTGGCGGACATTAAGTTCGGCGCGGCCACTCTGCCCACAGGCACCATCCGAGCCATGAGGTTCCAAGCCCCGTACAATATGAGCATTGACGCGCTTGTGGTCGAAAACGCCGGGGCTGGTGATACTGGTGAAAAGGCGCGCCTTGGAATTTACGCCGAGACGGCCAACGGATTGCCGGGCGCTCTTATTGCGGCGGCGGCAGAAATCACCCTTGGCGCTGCGGTGGATGTAAACTTCGCGGCCATTTCCTCAACGCCATTAGTTGAAGGAACATCTTATTGGCTAGCCTTCACAGGTGATGCCACAACCAACTGGGGCCTTGTCACGGCGGCGACTACCGTATCCTCGGGCGGGTTTGGTTTGGCCATGTATAACGTGCGGTCGGGGTTTGCGATGTGGGAGGCTGACCTTCCCTCACTCGGGACCGCGCTTGCCCCGTTTCTTTCTAAGACTGCCGTATATGGCGCGTTGCCCGACCCCTTCGGAACACCATCAGGATCGGTTGATACCATGCCACTCATCGGCGTGTTGGAGGTCTAAACATGGCGCGATTTTTTCACCTAGACGGAACAGTTACGGAAACCCCGAGCAAGGCACCCCCTCCTAAGCCCGTCATCATGACCGACAAGCAATTCCGCAAGCATGTGCAGAACAAGTTAGGCGGTGGGGTTTACGGTCAAGCCTTTAAGGCTGCGTCTCAATCAACCAACGGTGACGTTCTCGACGCCTACGCGGCATGGTCTAAGGCCACCACCTATGAGAAAGCAGACGTAGCAGCTTTTACGGCGGCGCTTGTGTCTGACGGCATCCTGACTTCGCAGCAGCGCGCTTTACTTGTCGGCGCTGATAACTGGCCGGAAGCTTGAGAATGGAGCGCAGGGCAGAGGATAGCAGACTAGAAGAAATTGCAGCCCGGGCTGCAAAGCAAGCCCTGACAGACCTTTTTGAAGTCCTCGGGGCGGATATTAGCACCGCAGACGGGCGCAAGGCTGTAAGAGAAAACTGGACTTGGCTTAACGACACGCGGGCCGGGACAGCGTTTATACGCAAGACAACCATCGGCGCGGTATTTGCTGCGCTGGTTGGGGGTCTAGCTTGGTTGCTGAGTAAAGGTTTGGCCGTTGTGGCGTCCTTGGGTGTGCGGTGAGCGCCCCTGCCCGTCCTCACTCATGGATGTGGCGGCGGTCTATGGCCTTCGCCGTCATGGCGTTCTCTATGGGGATAATCACTTGGCTGGCGTGGTACGGCATCCAAGATGGTAGATTGCACCAGATGATTGCCGAGGGCTGCATATGGCTTCTAGCTGGTGTATTTTTGATCTACGTCGGCGGCGCAACAATTGATGACCTCGTATCGCTCGTGAAGGGCGTTAGGGGCATACCGGATGAGAAGAAATGAACCTATCCCCGCACTTTACCCTTGAGGAAGCCTGTAAATCCCAACGGGCTGAGCGCATGGGGATTAGCAACTCTCCCGATGCCGATACCCTAGACCGCATGATTGCCGTTGCTGAAAATATCCTAGAGCCTGTCAGGAAACATTTCGACAAGCCGGTTATCATCAACTCGTTTTACCGCTCCCCGGAAGTTAATAAGGCTATCGGGTCCAAGCCTGGATCGCAGCATGTTAAAGGGGAAGCGGTGGATTTTGAGATCCCCGGCATCGACAACGCCGCTGTTGCGAGATGGGTCAGGGATAACCTCACATTCGACCAGTGTATTTTAGAGTTCTACAAACCCGGCATCCCCGATAGTGGGTGGGTGCATGTTTCGTATAAGGCTGAGGGCTGTAGGCAAGAGTGCTTAACTGTTAGTGCCTCCGGCACGGTTAGGGGCTTGCCGGACATAGGCCACCCGTTCTCGTGATAACAGCAGAGGGAGTTAGGCTAATGACCTGGGTTCTAGTCTCATTCATTCTAGGCTTTGGCGGTGGTTACTACGTCTGCCGACGATGGAACGGGACGTTGGATGGGTTATGGAAAAGGTGGGGGTGGTAGATGCTGCGGCGTCCGTACTCCCCTGCTATATTCGCAGATCGACGGGCGGCTGGTACGGTTAGTGCCGACTCTCAAGCGCCGCAGCAATGAGATTATAACATGACAGACGAGACAGCGAAAGAACTAGCAGCAGCCATGCTTAAGTTGGCGGAAGCAATCAACGCCCTTAACGGAAAGTCCGGGGGTCTTGGCGGATTCACGGTTTATCACCAGCATTCGGTCCCTCAGAATCAGTGGGGTTCCCCTTACCCATACCCTCCGGGCAATTGGGGGTCTGGTGTTTGGACATGACCCCGACCCAAATCAAATACGCTATCATAGCTGTAGGCTTCCTAGCCTGGACGGCTTCGGCGTTCTTATTCGGTGGCCGTGTTAAAGACCTATCCTGGCGCGCTGAGATGGCCAAGCAAGCGGACGCAGCCAACGCGCTATATGTGGATGCCCTCAACCGTAACGCCGCCCTAGAGGCCGCTAATAGCCTCCTAGCCCGCACAGTGGATGAAACCCATGCAAAAGCTTTATCTGATGCCGCTGCTAGCCGTGATGATTTTACTAAGCGGCTGCGCGTCGCCGCAAGTCGGGCGCGTTGTGCAAACACCCCCAGCGGAGAAGCCCCTAATCCCGGCATCGGTTCGGACCCTGCCGGAAGCAGCGACGGTCAATATCGAGGACCTGATATTGAGGCTGGTGGGCGGCTCCGAGACTACGCCATAAGCCTCCAAGCCTACGCAAAAGCCTGTCATTCTTGGGCTACGAGCGTCGGGAAATGACTACTCACAATGCCAAGTCTCTGATTGCCTCTTAAGACCCTTGGGCCATCCACCTGTGGTAAACGACTTGTCCCTAAACAGTACCATATCGGTCGAGACAATCGACAAGCGCCCGTTGTCCAGTTTCAGGAACATAAATTCCTTACTCTGCCCCGGATCGCGCGAGAACCCATCAAACAGCGGAACGGCTGTAAACAGATAGCACCCCTCGTGCCCGTCAATGGTGGTGCAGTCTAGGTTTACCAATGCAGAGTATTCCAGCGTGCTAAACTGCGGCCCGTAACAGTCCCATTTCTGAGCATCTGACGGCCCCCACTTAGGCTCTGGATCGCTCCTAAACGCTATAGCGTGAGGTGGGATGTTACGATACACCGCACCGCATTCTAGCAGCAGATTGCAGCCCCACATCTCACCGTATTTAGACGTAAGCCCAAACCATCTTACAGGTGCGGACCCTGACGGCTCTTTCATAAAGAAAGCCGTGTCTGCATAACAGTCAATGTGGAAGGGTAAATTGCCCGAGTGTGTGTAGATCATCCGTTCCCTATGCAGTAAAACCGCGTTCCATTAAGCACCGTCTTTCCGTCAGGCTGCAACTCGCCCCGCCAATAATCCACAGGGCCTACACCTCTTGCAAACACGTAGGCGATAACCACATTCGCCGGGACGTTTTCAATGAGGCTCGTTCGGATCGTGTCGGGCCATGTTGCCCACGGTTGCCCGATATGGTGAACCCACCGCTTATACCTGTATTCTCCAAACTCTACCGGCTCGCCATCGGTATCAAAATGACATACCGCCAAACAGCCCTCAGAAGGCCCTAAAACGGGTTTCTCCGGGAGTAGGGGAATGCCGCCCGACTGAGTACATCGCGTGCCAGCGGCTTCCGTAACGCATCCATCCCACAAGGCTTGGTAGATGGTGTTACCCGGCGTGATGATGGCCGGTTGTCCGGGCTGGTGAAAGCATCTCCCCCGTAAAGCGCCCCTTTGGACCACAGTGCATTGCTGCGGGCTATTGGCGTGCGGGCTTTGCTTTGTAATTCCAAAATAACCGCTGTCTGGGTCAAAGTCGCCCTCAATATCGAACACCGCGTACTTGATCCATGAACCAGGAGTTAAAGGCCAGTGGGGGTGCATCACTTATTCTCCTGTGATCGTATGGCTAGGAGGGCTTCAGCAGCTTCAGCGCGTTTTCTGATGGCAACAATATCGGCGTTGGCTTCTAATATCGTCTTGCGCGCCTCTGTCAGCGTGGCCTCCGCATCCTCCAGCCTCTTGAGCAGCGCGGAACCGGCAGAGGTGGGGTTTGAGACAATGCAAGTGGGTTTGTGTGTCAAATCTTTCCATCCGAAAGTCGGCGTTGGGGCGTAAGTCTCGCCGCAAAATACGCAAGCCAACCTATCACCGAATGGTTCTATACAGTTACCTTTCACCGCTTCCACCAGCGCCGCGTTCTCGGCCTGTAGGGAGGTGATGGTGGCGAGCAAGCCCTTAAGATCACAGTCGCATTCATGCCCCGGCGTGTTTATTACTTCTCGGGCGCTTTCTACACGCTCACGTTCGCGTTCAGTCAGCAGCGTCAGCTTTTCTTCCGCGTCGCTCATGGTGTGGTGTCCTCCGTCAGTGCGGCGAGCGCGTCACGAGCCATCTGCATGTCGCGGTTATGGTGAACGTCGCCCAAGTTGTTTCGAGTGATGTAGTCCGCTGTGTTGCGGTAAAGTTCCTGCGCCGCCTCTACCACCGCAAGCAGCTTTAACAAGTCACTCGGATAGCAGTTATATGGGCTTGCCCCCGGCTCTGCTGCGCGTTTCACTCTTTCCAGCGCCTTCACTTCACACCCCCAGCCTTGCGTATGGTCATTTCAATCCCGTCCTTCCATTCTCTGTACATCTCACGCGCTAAAGCCCTTAAGGCCATGCGTAGAACGTGGTCGGGGAGTTCATGGCGGAACATGGACATCTCCCCCTTTTGGTGGCCCGTCATGTGGAATATGTGGCGCAGCGGTAGGGCCTCATCGTCGCCGCTTTTAATCCCACGCCCAAGCGTCCCGATATGTGCAGGGTCCACTCCCTCCCCACGATAGCCTGACACGATGCAAGGCTCTGTGCGGAGGTGGTCTAGATACGCGCGGTCACGGATGGGGCTTAGCTTGGGGATCATCTTGCAACATCTCTATATTTAAAGCTGTTATACAGCTTGTCCCATGCCTCACCCTTTAAAGGGTCGGTGTCGAGTTCGGAGCGAGAATCTACCAGCAAAACAAATCGCAGAAGTGTCGGGGCAGATGCCGCATATTCCGAACCTTCCTTGATAATGCCCTCATCAATCAGCCCGTCAGCTTCCACGCTGTAGGTTGAAAACAACCAACGGCAAAAGTCACCGTCCTGGCAAAGTATCGCCGCCATCTGTGATCTGCTGTAGGTGCGCCGGATATCCTGACCTTCTCCGGACGCTGATGGGGTAACGGGCTTATCTGCGGATTTCTCCGCTTTCAAGTCAGGCCCAATCTCTGCAACCAAGCGCGCTATTCCAACTGGTATATTACCATCAGGCCGGGGCCAGCCCAAGACCTGCATAACCTCTGGCAATTGTTCCAATGGGACCTCGAATATAAGCTGTGCAACCTTGCGTGATTTCACCTGACGGAAGTCTGCAAAGTCGGCGCGTATGGCGGCGGGTTTAGTCATGGATCACCAGGGCGGGAGTTCGTCATCGTGTACCGGCGCAGTCGCCCGCCCCTTGTCAGCAACGGGCCCAGCGTCCCGCTCGCCTTTGCCGTCCAGAAGGACTAACTCCCCGCCGAAGTTCTGCAAGACAACCTCGGTTGTGTATTGCTTGGCCCCGTCCTTTTCCCATGAACGGGTTTGGAGCGAGCCAGAGACATAGACCTTGGAGCCTTTGCGTAGGTACTTCTCCGCAATCTCAGCAAGGTTGCCAAAAATAACGACGCGGTGAAATTCACTCTTTTCCTTACGCTCGCCAGAGGTTTTATCGCGCCAACTCTCTGACGTTGCCACGGTCATGTTGCAGACCTTGGACCCGTTATGTAATGATCTACATTCAGGATCGCGGGCAAGATTGCCGACGAGCGTTACCTTATTGACTGAGCCAGCCATGTCTAAGCCTCATCCTGTTGCGGGTTATCGAGCGACTTAATAAACGCGTCGTACTCGGGGATACATTGGTACACGGAAGCCACCTTGCGGGCCTCGTTATACAAGCCGCTGCCGTTAGGCCCCTGCCATAGTGAGGGGTAGACGTTCTTAATCCGATACCAGCGGTCCACTACTGCGGCGATGGTTGCCATCATGCCTACGCCGTCCTCTGACGCGTGAAGTTCTCTCATGTGCCCATCAACCCACTTGCGGGCCTCGGTGATGCCTGGGGCGTTCTTTACGGGTTGTGGAGCGGGTTCGTGGTTCTGGTCCGTCCCGTCGTCTGCATCCTCGCCCGTTTCAAGACCAAGGGCTTTCAGCAGCGCCATTTTGACGGCATACGAAACAGCCTTGCCCGGCCCCTTGTCGCTTGGGTCGATGCCGTAGCCAAACGTCGGCACCGCGATTTTATCCTCGGGGTTGTCAATGTTCACAAACACGATTTCCATCGACACTTCGGTGCGGTTTCCGTTCTGCTCGTGAACCATGTTTTGGGGGTAGTAAATGACCCCATGCTTGACGAGGACCGGGCGCACTTTGGCGGTCACGGCGTCATGGCTGACAACCTTATAGTTGCCCACGTTGCGGTCTTTCTGGATGTACGCAACATCTTGCATAACAGCATGGATGCGCTGGTGAATGTTCTTCGGCGGCGCGGCTTCTTTTGTCATAGCATTTCCCTTTAATCAAAAAACCCAAACGGCAGTAACTTCCGCCACAGCTTCAACCACATTTGCCTACGCTTATGGTTTACAGGCTCGTCGTTGATGGCGAATAAGACTGATCTGATAACCATTTTACGCCTCCGTCAGTTCTGCATAGGCGTCGGGGTTCTGCACCTTGACCGCCGCAACAATCGGGCAATTCGCGGCCATGTGGTCAAACGCCGTCATAACGCAATCATCGCACCAAAATCGGTAGGGCTTGGCGTTCTCAAACAGGCCCGTCCCCTCATCTGTATCAATGAAGCCGTCGCACCCGTCACAACGCATAATGCTCATGGCGTGTATCCGATCATTGCGGAGATTTGCTTGAGTTCGTTAATGCCTACATTGGCCGATTGAAGTTCCCGTAAAATTCGGGGCTTGTGTTCATTTATCCAAACCTCATCTTCGATCATAGCAAGGTCGTAAAAACCGGCTCCGGTTTTCTTTGGGATTTTAATTTTGTCCCATTCTGGCCCCGCTATCCAAGAACGGGATGTTTCCCCGGTTATTTCGGTTTGATAGAAGTGACCGCGATATGACGGACGTTCTCGTCTGCCATTCGAATAATCGCGCCTGTTTATGTCAAACATCCAAGGCTTGTCCCCGACCTTCCAATCAGTTCTCCACTGTATTTCTCTCATAACCCCACCCCATGCAGAGCCACAACACCCGCCACAAAGAGCGATACAGCTACAGTCAGAACCATCGCCTCAAACCATGTCATATGATCCACTCCGCGTAAAACAGAAGCCCAAATAGGGCAGAGAGAAGGAGGGCGTCCCTGAGGGCGTGGGTCATGCTAGCCCCCCAGGTCCATGATATTGAGTTCTGCCCGCAACTCAGCCCCGCTAAAGGCATCCGAGATCAAATCCGCCGCTTGCCCGTCAGGGTGCAGATACGTCGTCAGGTCCGCCATAAGCTTCTCGCGCAACCCGCTATCCATACCGACCGACAAACCGCGCGCTACTGAGAGAATGGCTAACAGGTGACCGCGGGCAATCTCCCGAACGCGTTTGATGGTGGCCTGGTCTGCATTGGCATCGGCTAGGCCGGAGATATGTTTAACGGGCTTTGTCCAGGTGTTCTCTGCCGGGTTCATGGCGTCCTCCAAGATTGTGGGGTCTAGCATTGAGGGGGTGGCGATCATGGATTAGGCCCGCAACGCGTTGTAAACGTCGGCTGCGATGCGCTCAAAAGAACCGGCCCCCAAAACATGGTTAATGGCCTGTTCAATGGTCATGCCGCTGTTGATGGCGGCGAGGATGCGAAGGCTGATTTTGGTGTTGGTCATTTTCTCTCTCCGTGTTTGTGGCCCCATCTTACACCCCTAAACGACCCTGTAAACAAAATTCGTTAGGTGTAACGAAAATAGTTGACGTAGCCTTTTCAGGTGATAATCTGTCAGCATGAAACACGCTGAAATCATCGCAAAGCTAGGGGGTGTTACAGCCCTCTCCCGTCTTTTGGGCCACAAAAACCGCACCGTTGTGCAGTATTGGGGCATCACAGAAAAAATCCCCCGCTGGCGTTGGCCCGAGGTCTTACAGGCCGCACGCTCTAAGCGTTTGGGCATAACGGAAGCTGATTTTGAAAAGGGGTGTCAGAAATGACCCACCCCACGAAATGCGCGGTATTCCCCTGCCGCGCGCGCCCGGAAAAGCGGTCCCCCCACCGCAGCGGCTACACCCGCACCGGGCGCAACAATCCTGGCGTTCTCCGCGCCGGATCGCCCGACATGGTGTTGGGTGCCTACCGGGTATGGGTGAGTTTGTTGCCATGCCCTTCGTTCCCTAAACTCGCCCCTCACGCTTAACGGCGTGGGGGGTCTTTTTCCCCGAGAACCCATGAACCGCCACCATCCACCACACAAAAAATGGCATTGCTTAGACTTCTCCACAAAACTCAGAACGCCGCCCGACAGCAAAAGTGACGTTGAGGCGAAAGAAAAAGCAAAGGCCGAATGGCTGATGCGGAACGAGATTAAGAAATTACCAGCGAGAAAGGTTGAAGCATGAGCGACATAGGACACAACAGCATTGGGGATCAATCGCTTGCGCGGTTTATTGCCCGCATCGAAAAGCTAAACGATGAAAAGGCCGCGATTTCTGAGGACATTGCTGAGGTATTCAAACAAGCCAAGAGTGAAGGTTTTGATACCAAGATCATGCGCCGCGTCATTGCCGACCGTAAGCTAGACGCTGCCGAACGTGCGGAGCGTGACGCGCTTGTGGAGGCTTACACAAACGCCTTGGGCGACTTTGCCACCGCACCCCTCGGCCAAGCTGCGCTGAAAACGGTTGCCTAATCGTGACCCTCGAAATGCCATCAAACATGACCGCAGCGGAAGCCCGTAAAACGCTTGGCAAGTATTTCGCGGACGAAAGCGAGGGCGATTTGCAGCGCCGTTGCGTGACTGCGTTGCGTGACCTTGGATGGTTCGTGAGCGCGAGCGCCAACGGGATCAAATGCACCGCGCGGCAAATGTCGATCATGAAAAGCCGGGGGCTAGTCGTCGGGTTTCCCGATCTGCAAGCCATCAAGCCGGGCCGCGTCGTGTTTATCGAACTCAAAACGCCCAAGGGAATTGTATCAGATGCCCAGCTTATTTGCCACTCAACGCTGAGAGTGTTGGGCTTTGAGGTTCACGTTTGTACGTCTCTGGATGAAGTTTTGGAGGCCGTAGCATGACCCCCCGCCAGATAGCCGCCCACACAGCCTATATGAATGCTAGGGAGCAATACCGCATAGCAGCTAAGGGCGAGCGTGCCAGAAAGTCAAAAGCCCTCTCACAATCCGCCCTAGAGGTTATTAAGGCTGATGTAGAAGCGGAACGGGTTGAGAGGGTGGAAACAGATCAGATTTACGGAGCGCCGATATGATCCAAGACTACCTAGACCATTTCACGCCCGGCGGGACTATCGGCACTCTCATCATCGTTTTTACACTCGCCGCGTGGGCTACAGTTTATTTCATTGGACCTAAGGGGGATTAACTATGCCGTTTAAATGGACACCAGAGACAAGACAGCGTGCGTTATTGTTGGCGAAGGAAATGCCGATAACTGACATTGCATACGACCTGGGCGCATCGCATGAGGCTATTAGGGAGTTCCTACTTAGAAACGGGGTGCAGCCGTTACGCATGAGAGCCAAGGCTGACAAGTCTGCACTCAAAGCCGCTAGAGAAGCGCGAAAGTTTCAGGCTAAACCTCCCATGATGGTGATAATGGGGTTGCGGTTTGAGGACGTTACGAGAGAAGAAGCCCGCAAGATCAGCGCAGACGCACCACGGTCAGGAAAACCCGCACGCTATTTGCAAAACTCGGTGATTGGGTGCGCCGCTGCTATGTGTGTGCAGATATGATCGGGGTTGCATGGGGTGAACCAGGGCGCAAGAATATCCCCGAGATATTCAGGAACGCCAATTATATTAGCTTGCAAGAGATTGCCCGCGATATCTGCACCCAACACCAGATCACACTAAAGCATTTATTGAGCGACCGGCGCAGCGCCCAATACGTCAAAGCCCGGCACCATTTTATGTACCGCGCGGACTGTGAAACGCATCACACCCTAACAGAGATCGGGAAATATCTCGGCAAGCGCCATCATACGACCGTTGCTCACGGCATAAACAAACACAAAGAGAGAATTGGGGAAGAAGAATGGAATACGCCCACTACCTAAACCGCAAGAAGCTGATCGACAAGCCTACGGGGCTTAAAACAATCCCGCCGCTGAATGATAAGCTGTTTCCGTTTCAGCGCGATATCGTGTCATGGGCGTTGCGTCGTGGCCGGTCCGCAGTGTTTGCCGGGACCGGCCTGGGCAAGTCTCTCATGGAGTTGTCATGGGCGCATGCGATCCACACCGAGGCGGGTGGTGATGTTCTTATTATCACCCCGCTTGCGGTGGCCGCACAAATGGCAAAAGAGGGAGAGAAGTTTGGCATCACCATTCGGAAGTGCATCAGTCAGTCAGAGGTAACGCCGGGTATTACCGTAACCAACTACGAGAAGCTGCATAACTTTGACCTGTCCAAGTTTATCGGCGTGGTTCTGGACGAAAGCAGCATCCTTAAATCATACGATGGTAAGACCCGAACCCAGCTGATCGAGGATTGCCAGGCCGTTCCGTTTCGGCTTGCCGCGACCGCGACCCCGGCACCTAACGACTTCATGGAATTGGGCAACCACGCTGAGTTCTTGGGGGTTATGTCCTATGTCGAAATGCTCGCCATGTTCTTTGTCCATGACGGGGGAGATACGCAGAAATGGAGGCTTAAGGGCCACGCCGAATCCGAATTTTGGAAGTGGATGTGTTCCTGGGCTGTCATGCTCCGCAAGCCTTCGGACTTGGGATATGAGAACGGCGGATTTGATCTGCCACCCCTCAGAACCCATCAGCACTCTGTGGCCGTCGAATACAAAGCGGATATTGATACGGGGTTTCTATTCCCCATCGAGGCTCAGACACTTGCGGAACGCATTAGCGCGCGACGTTCAACTGTTGACGACCGCGTAGAGGCTGCATCCGAATTAGTAAACGGGAATGATAAACCGTGGGTGTGCTGGTGCAATCTCAATAGCGAAAGTGATGCTCTAGAAAAGACCATCCCCGGCGCGGTTCAATTGCGGGGATCTGATAGCCAAGAGAAAAAGGAAAAAATCCTAGACGACTTCGCGTCAGGCCGGTTGAGGGTTCTGGTCACAAAGCCTTCGATCTGCGGGTTTGGCCTAAATTGGCAGCATTGCCGGAATACCGTATTCGTCGGGCTTAACGATAGCTTTGAGCAGGTCTTTCAATCCGTCCGGAGGTTCTGGCGCTTCGGGCAGACGCAACCGGTTGATGTTCACTTTATCGCGTCGGAGATTGAAGGCGCGGTGGTAGCAAACCTACGCCGCAAAGAAGCCGACGCCGAACGCATGGCCGAGAGCATGATAGCGCATATGGCCGATCTAAACCGCGCGGAAATACGCGGCCAGGAGCGTGAGAAAGCAGACTACAATCCAGCTAAACAGATCAAAATTCCAGCATTTATGGGGGCAGCATGAGCAACGTATTAGACCAATCCGAAGGCAAAGATTGGATTATCTACAACGGCGATTGCGTAGAAGTCATGGCGGGGTTGCCTGACGCGTCGGTGCATTACTCGGTATTTTCGCCGCCGTTTGCGTCGCTATACACTTACAGCAATTCCGACCGCGATATGGGCAACTGCAAAAACGCGGGGGAGTTTTTTGATCATTTCCAATATGCCCTGCGTGAGTTGTCCCGCATCCTAAAGCCTGGACGCCTTATGTCTATGCACTGCATGGACTTGCCTACCAGCAAAGTGCGGGACGGCGTTATTGGTTTATCAGACTTTCCCGGCGATCTAATCCGCGCCGCTGAAAAGGAAGGGTTTATCTATCATTCGAGGGTCACAATCTGGAAAGACCCCGTAACCGCCATGCAGCGCACAAAGGCCATTGGGTTGCTGCATAAACAGATCAAGAAGGACAGCGCCCTGTCACGTCAGGGCATCGCGGACTACGTTGTGACGCTTCGCAAGCCCGGAGAAAACCCCGAACCCATCTCCCACACTAACGAGAGTTTCCCGGTCCAAGTCTGGCAGAAATACGCATCCCCTGTTTGGATGGATATTAACCCGAGCGATACGCTGCAATATCGTGCGGGCCGGGACAATAACGACGAGCGGCACATTGCCCCACTACAGCTCGGCGTGATCCGGCGTTGTATCGACCTGTGGAGTAATCCCCGCGATATCGTATTCACCCCGTTTGCCGGGATCGGTAGCGAAGTCCATACCGCTGTTTGTGCTGGTCGGTATGGCATGGGGGTGGAGTTGAAGCCGTCCTATTTCAAACAGGCAATCCGCAACATGGAAACGGCGGAAGCCGACGCCAAGGATTTGCTGTCGAGGGTATCGTGATCATCATCTACGCCCGCGAATCTGACGTAGCCGCCTACCACGCCCAAGGCTGGATATGCTGGCGCTTAACCGCCCATCATGGCGCGCGTAGGAACGGACTGAATTTCATCTGTGTGAAGGAATAGCTATGACCATACCAGACTACACACAGAACCAGACACAGGGGGATGAGAGATGAGCCGGGAATCTACGTAACCGCCTTTTTATTTGCCCCCACGCACCCGTGTTGCGTGTCGGTATAACCCGCAATTCCTTTGATACACTCTTGCAATAAGCGTATAATCCCATGAAGGCGGCGGGGTAGCTCCCCCTTGTCGCGATGCGTTGTCCGGTACTCCTCTTGCCCTCCTCCGGGGTTGGTTCCAGCCGAGACAAGCACGCGAGCCGCCCCAAGACTTTGGAATCACACAAGAGGCAACCAATGCCACCAGACTATTTTGAGATTAAAAATTGGCGGAAGCACCAGCACTACCGCGACCGCAACCCTCCGTGGATTAAGCTCCATGTCGAGATTTTATCTAGCCAAGATTGGGTGATGCTATCCGATGCTAGCAAACTGCTAGCGGTCGTTTGCATGGTCATAGCCGCTAAGGCTGACGGTAAGGTTCCGAACAATCCCGCGTACATTAAGCGGGTGGCGTATTTAGACTATGAGCCAAAACTTAACGACTTGATAAAATGCGGTTTTCTCGTAAATCCGCTAGCAGATGATAGCAAAGGCAAGCAAACGATAGCCGATGCTAGACCAGAGACAGAGGCATATAGTACAGATACAGAAAGATACCCCCTAAAGGGGGAGGTGGTTTTAGAAGCGGAAGCGCGGGCAAATAAGCAGGAAGTAAGCAAACCCGAGACACTTGCCGTTGACGCCTACAACGCTATCGCCCAACAAATAGGCATCCCCCCTTGCCAGCGGCTTTCGACCGCAAGACGGGCCAAGCTTGCCAAACGCCTTTCGGACTGTGGCGGGGTGACGGGGTGGGAAGCAGCGCTAGCCAAACTCCGGGCTTCGGACTTCTGCGCCGGTAAAAACGACCGGGGCTGGAAAGCCGACTTTGACTTCATGCTTCAAGAAAAATCATTCACCCGACTTTTGGAGGGGTTTTATGACAACCGCACTAAAACCAACGTCGCGCCAAGCGGTCAGGACATTGCCGCCGCCCACTACGCAGGACTTGCAAACGCTCTCGGCTTTGGAAAAATGGGAGGCGACGGAACCGGCCCCGGCGACGAAGGATCAACTATCGACGGTGATTTCGAGGTTATCGGCGCAGATGGCCCCGGCCAGCCCCCGCGACTATGTGCTAGCGATGAAAGACCTCATTCAATTCGCCCAAGCCTTCGGGATACCGTGCCAAGACCCGGAGACGGCGCAAGCGATCTATCTCGAACAGCTAGGCAAGCTGCCGGGTGACCTTCTGACCCTAGCCATTAGCCGGGTTAAGGCGTCTTGGACCTGGGGCAACCGTATGCCGTTCCCGGCGGAAATCCTGAACCTCGTTAAACCCGAACAGTCAAAGCGTGTCCTCCTACTGAACCGCGCTCAAGCCGCCCACCGCAAGGCAAATCCCGAGCAACCCGAGCGCCCCCAACTAACCCCCGAGCAAATCGCCAAAGCGCAAAAGTACATCAACGACGCGACCCGCAAAGTTACCAAGGCCCCGGCCAAAGACCCCGAGGATATGACCCCCGAGCAAGCGGCCCGCCAACTGGAAAAGGACCGCCTAGAGTTTAACAAGGCGCTATTGGTTGCCGTGTCAGGCGAGAATTAAGCCCCGATAGAAGCAAAAACGCCGCAA